GATATGGCCATGCCAACGGCGCGCCAATATTCAAGCAGGTACTCAGCATCACCAACGGGTGGCAGCAGCGGTGTGCCGCCGTTTTCTATAATTTTGTCCATGCGCGTGAGCCGTTGCGACTCAGCGGATTTGTCACGCGACTGTGGGATGGAGTGAAACCACCCCAACTGTCGCGCGTAGAGCACTAGGTCTTGTCTGACCCCTTGGTAAAATTTGCCCAATCGTTAATGGCTTTATTTACCTGTTCTGCAATAAAGCCAATGCTGGGGTCTAGGTATGCTTGCCTAAACATTTCAACACCAGTTAAGTCTTTGTACCCAAAACCGTTAAAAGAAACCGTGCACGATGCAAGGAAGTCTGCGTCAAGTTCGCGCTGGTCATCATCGCGCATTTTTTTGCCGCCTTTGCGCACGTGCTCCAAAATTGCGCGGTTACGCACACCTTGGGCCTTTTGGTACTGCTTAGAGCCGGGGCCGTAAATGGTTACGCTTAACTCGTTCACCGTCACTGTTGGTTAAGGCTTCACCGTCTACGCTTTCAAGCGTAATGGTGGTTGTGTCTTTTACTGCAAGGCTAGAAATATCAAAAGTCATTTTATTTACCTCTGGTTCGCGGGATGGTTGGTTGCCCGTGCCCACCGCCGGCTCACCCCGCGAGAGGTGAGCACGGCGGCGGGTCGGTGCACGGTTTGCCTTGGCTACCACTGGTTAGTCAGCTTTGGCTTTGGTCTTTGGTGCGCGTGCTGTAGGCGCGTTGGCAAGTTCTTCAACCACGCCAACGCCGCCATCGCTGGTGGTAAGTTCAAGCGTTACGCTTGCTGTTGTCATCGAATCAACTGAGCCAATGTTGACCTTGAAAGACATAACCATGGCTTGGAAGAAGTATTTATCTCCATTTTGCATTTCAACTTCAAAGCTGTAGGCGGTATCAGCCATGGAAGCCGTTTGCATCAACGTCTGGCCAGCATCGGCTGTGTCAAGTCCAATGGTTAGGTTCATTGTGCCTTCGTTAAAACTACCTTTGAACTTTTGCGTACCGCGGTTGCCTACTGGGTTATGAGTTACCAGCGCGTACTCGCGGCCGAACTCGCCAAGGTCGGTGATTTCGCCGACCGGCGTATATGTGAGCGCGTCATAGCCGGTTGCGTCAAAAGTAGCGGGTGCATCAGCGCTTAGGGATAACCGTGTCCCTGCGGAAGTGTGAACAGTCATTTGCTTTCCTTAAAAAAAAGCCCGCAGGGATTTGCGGGCAACTTAAAAACACTGGCTTGCGCCAGCGGCTTAAACATTTGGGTAATACTGCAAAATGTAGTCAACCGGCTGCGTCCATACGCCAGTCTCATCGTCTTTGTCCATTTGGCCGGTTAAGTCTAGTCTGCACCAAATAAGTAGGGCTTGGCCAACTGGCACGTTCTGCTTAAAGTTCATGGCAGTTTCAATTGCTTGCTGTATTTGCTTTACTTCGCCAATCGACTTAGCCAGCGGGTTTAGTTGCACTCGCGCTTTGTGTAGCGTGCTGGTGCGGTAGTTAACCATTGGGTCGGGTATGTCGTTAAGCACGTTATAAACAAGCGCTGGCATATGGGCGTTATGCGGCAGCCGCGCTAGCGCACGTTTATCACCAACCAAGTCAATGACCGCTGGCACGTTAAGCAAACTACTTACTAGCGTTTCGGCTTGCAATTTTTTCCACCTCTTTAACTAGTCTTTGCTTTGCGTACTCTACGGCTTTTGCAAATGCAGCGTCCGCGCTGGTATCCATGGCAGTGCGCATAAATGGGCGCGGTGTTATGCCGGGGCTTTGCACTTTGCCAAATACGCCACCATTAAATGCAAGCGCTTTTTTAACTTCCTGCGTCATGGTTTTACGCGGCTTTGGTTTAATGGTGTGCGCGGCTGCGCCAAACTCCACCATGTGCGCATACCAAACTTTTTGCTTGCCACCGCCAGCAATAATTTCTGCGGTTACGCGCCCATCGCGCACATTGGTGCTTACGCGCAAGCTGCGCTTAAGCGCACCAGTGTTAACCGGGGCCATGCTTTTGGCGCTGTTACGCATAACCATGGCTGCTGCGCGCACTGTGCCGCGAACCACATTGCGTTCTATTTTGGCCGGTAGTTGCTTAAGGGCTTTGTCTATTTCTGCCAAGCCTTCAATCTTAAATTCAGTTGCCAACTTCGCGTACCTCTAAAACAAGCCACTGGCGTGCGTCCATCCAATCAACAGCGCTTATAACTTCAAATGTGCGCGTGCCATACTTAATGTGCCAAGCGTCAGCTGCAATGGTAGGCAAGAAGCGCTTGTCGTAACGTATGGTCAACTCATGCGTTAATACTGTGTCGTAAGCCATGGCGCGCAGCTTTTCTTTACCGCCAATTGGTTTTACATTTGCCCAAACGGTTGCAAAGGTTTGGTACTCGGTGGTGTGCTGGCCATACTGGTCTATGGTTTGGTTTGGCTTTAGCACTTCAACACGGCGGTTTAGTTTGCCTGCTTGCATTAAAAATCCACAATAATATGCGTGCGTAGCAGTTCAGCCGCAAAGGCTTGCGGGCTTACTACCTTTTCAGCGTCCGCTTCGCGGTTTTCAAATAATGTGCCAATGCGCAACAAGCACCACTGCTTTACAGCAGGTGGTAATGGTTCGCCACAACTAGCAACTACTTTTACGAGTTCGAAGTAGTCTTTGTGCAAAGGTTCGCTAAAGTCTTTGTGGTAGTTAATCCATGCTGGCACGGATTTAACAAGTTCAAACGTTTCAGCAGCAATAGGCTGCCAGCCATTCTTTACATCACGGTAAAAAATATCCACTTCGGTAACTACGCCGCAACCGTACAAACGCAGCGGCCTCCAGTGCTGGAAGTAAACCTCTACCACCTGATCACCGTAGCGGCGTTTGGTAATAAGCTGCGCTTCGTGCCGCGCCACCGTGATTAACGTGCTTAAGTACGCATCATGGTCGGCAGTGTCTAGGCGCAAGTGTGCGTGCACTTCTTCTAGGGTAATTGGCTCGTCCGTTGGCTCGGTTACGTTTGCAGTACGTATCCAGTTGTAGTTGTCCATTGCGGCCCACTGTGTAAATGCCCCTAACCTTTGCGGCTAGGGGCTTTATGGTTTAGCTAGATTTGCGCGTTGCGCTTGCCGGCATGGCTAGATACTTAACCGCACCGCCAGCGTCAACGAAATTGCCGCCATGGCGAGATAGAATCAAAAAGCCAACCTGCCCGCGGGTAGCGTAGAAGCTATCCGTCATGCGCAGCATTTGCATGGCGCGCACATCACGAATGATGTAACGGCTAAAGTCACCGAACAAAATGGATTTCGTACCGGGGCCGATGGGGTCCATGTTGTTATTAACAACAACAGGCACGCCCAACAGGCGGTTAACCATGGTGTTTTCGCCTTCCATTTGGTAGCCGGGCATGAAAATCGGGCGGCCATAATTGTCCTTGATTTTCCTAACGGCAGCCACGGTTTGGTCGTGCATCATAAAGGCGCACTGGCTAGATTCACGATAGGCATAATCAACCGAGTGTTGCAGGTCGATTAAATCGTCATAGCCCAACTCAGTGGAAGCAGCGTCTTTACCTTTTTCTGCTGCATTTACCATACCCATGGGCTGCTTATCGCCAGTGCCTTTGGTGAACATTTCTTCCGTGGCGCGGCCAATGCGGATGATAAGGTGCTCGTCCACAAATGCGGAAATGCTAAACGCAGCGTCCTGCAGCAGTTCAATAGGCACTGCTACCGTATGCGAACTGAACTTGTACGTTGGGATAGACACTACGCCAAAGTTCGGGTCTAGCGCAGTAGCTTGTGCGTTTTCCGCCAAAATAGAACCCTTTTGGCTGGTAACGTCAGAAGTGGGGTAGTCAATGGTGTTGCCGTAGTCGGTAGGCAAAATTGTACTAACCGTTCTCATGCCGCCAAACGATTTCAGTGCGTCTATCCAACGGTCCGCGACATAAATGGGCACGGTGTAGCCGCCTTCGCTACCAGTGCCGGTAGACATTTCTGCGCGTAGGTCAGCGGGAATGTTGCCCGTCTTGAGCGCATTTTCGAATTGCGCCATGCGGGATTTATCATCCATGCCGTGCTTAACGCGCTCGGTAACTTGCAGCACGTTTTCGATTTTTGCTTCTTCAACGTCCCGGCGCGCCATTGCGTCACGGCGCTTAATCATGTTTTCCAGTTCGGTTAGCTGGGCTTCCATTGCATCCCATTTTTCGGTGTGCTCGGGCTGCCAGTTTTTCTCGTTAACGTTCAAGAACTCTGTAGCTTCTTTAGCGAGAATCGCGTGTTGCTCTCGCAAGTCTTGGGTGGTGGCCATGTTGTTGGCTCCTTAAAAAGGTTGATTCAAAAAAAAAGCCACCCGGCTGGGTGGCTATCTGGACGCAAGAGCGCGACTCAGTCGGTACGGCGCACCATCAAGGCACGCTTTGCAAGCGCTATGCGGCGCTTGCGTAATTCGTTGGCGTTTTCCACCATGGGGTCAGTATCGGGTGGGTTGTCGTAAGTGCTTAAGTCAAAGCTGGCAGCCGGCGCGGCCTCTGCTTGTGGCTGCCCACCTTGCAGCGTGTTTTCAACGGCGCGGTTTGCAAAGCCAGTTTGCACGGCTTCTTCGGCGTTAATCCACGTTTCGGCGGCCATCATTTCGCGGATTTGCGATTTAGGCATGGTTGTACGCTTGGCGTATGTTTTAACTAGGCTTTCGTCAATGGTGTCTAGCAGGTCGGCTTCACGGCGCATATCGGCGGCGTTGCCAATGCTTACGGTCCATGCGTTGTGAATCATCAAAAAGCTACCTTCGCCCATCACAATTTCATCAGCGGCCATAACCAAAAAACTAGCCGCGCTGGCGGCAAGGCCATCCACGTGTGCAATAACGCGGGCCGGGTGTTCTTTAATGGCTTGCGCCATGGCACGCGCTGCAAAAACGCTACCGCCGGGACTGTTTACGCGCAGGTTGATGGTGTCGGCTTTGATCCCGGCTAACGTTTGCGCAAAGAATTTAGGCTCAACGCCACCAAAGTAATCGGCCTCAAGTTCATTGTTAACAATGGTGTCGTAAAGGTAAACGGTGGCAGTATTGTCGTGTGTTACGGGTTGTGCCTTAAATTCACCTAGTCCTTTATTACTCAGCAGGAGTTGTAGGTACTTGTTCATCAATGGGTCCCTGTGTAGTGGTTAACTGGTCGCCGCCTTGTAACGGCTCTAGGTTTTCTTTGGCTCTAACTTCGTTAATGGTCATCCAGCCGGGTTCGCCTGCTCTGCCCAAAGCCATGCGGTAGCTTTCGTTGCGGGATTTAATGTCACCGCGTTCTAGGCCAGCAGTAATGAACTCAACAAAATGGTTCTTTTGCTTAAACAGCTTGCGGGTTAGTTCTTGCTCTAAACCAACCAAGTGTGATTGCAACGTGAACTTCACATAACCGATTGATTGCTGCTCAAGCCCGCTGCCCCATGAAGTTGACTTTTCTGTGTGGCCTACCATGTGCGGTGGCACGCCAAAGATGCGGGCAATATCTTCAATTTGGAATTGCCGCGTACTAAGCAACTGCGCATCTTCCGGGTTAATGCTTAAGTTTTGGATTTTCATGCCACCTGCCACAATGGCTGGCAGGTGTGCTTTGTAAGGTCCTTGGTGGCGGTCAGCCCACGTTTTGCGGATTGTCATTTGCTGTTCCTCGGACAAATTACCCGGGAACTCCAGCGCAAAGTCTGGCCTTGCGCCATTAGCAAAAAATTGGCTGGAATACTCATCCGCAGCGTAAGCCATGCCCGCGCTGTTTTTAAGCACGTATTTCAGCTGGCTAAGGCTGCGTACACCGTCATAGCCGGGGCCAGTAAAGTGCAGCATATCGGGGCCTTCAATTTCTCTGTAGTCCCACTGCAAACCACGGCCACCAACGTAGACGTAACAATCGTAAACAAGCACGCCATCAGCGCGCAGTCGGATGCTCACGTTTAATGGGTGTATTGGCCTAAACCCAGCTATGCGGGTAGTGCTCATGCCGTTACCGTCAACGGCGCGGACAATTTCTACAAATGCGTCACCGTATAACAGCTTGCTGCGCATGACGTATTCCCACATGGCGCTCGCAGTCCAATTAGGTAACGGTGCTTTGTTTAGCAGGTAGTAGAGATCATCCGTGTATTCTGTGCGCTGGCCGTTAATGATGCGGTACTGCTTAATGGGCAAGCTAGCCACCGAGCCACCAAGCAAACCCACGCACGCATACACGGCAGACACACTCATCGCCGTGTATTCGTTAACCTCTACGCCGGCGCTGCTTATGCCATTGGTTAACCAGTCGTAAAGCTGCGTCCCACGCATACCATCGCTGATGGGTAATTGCCCGCCTATGCTCGCGTTTTTAACATCGCGGCGTAAAAGGCGGTTTAGCCATTTCATAGAATCACCAATTGGGGTTGAACTGTTTCGCGCTTTTCGGTAAGCAGTAAACGGCCTAAAGCCATCACCAGTGCTACCACGCCATCTATTTTGTTTTCGGGCCGTTCTTTGCGCGGGTAAATGTTGTCTTTTGCGTCAATGTGGCAAACCACGTTACTAACCATCCATTCCAGAATGGGGTCGCCATTGTGGTGCAGCCGACCCTCTAGCACTAACGCTTCTAGGCTTTTCATGGGTTCGCTAAAGTTAAGCACGGTTGGCCGCATTTCCACCATGGGTAGGCCGTGCTCTGCCATGCGTTGGCTAAGTTGCGTTGCTTGGAATGGGTCAAACGCTACCTGCTCAACTTGATAGTCGCTAGCGTCATCAAGTAGGCCGGCTTCAATTGTGGCAAAGTCAGTCACTGCGCCATCAGTGGCGGTTAATAGGTTTAGCTGTTCCCAACCGCTGTACTGGCTGTTGTCGGCCTTCTCAACCGCCTCGCTCGGCAAGTAGTACTCGCCAAAAACGTAGTAATGCTGCTTGCCTTCTACCTCACGCCTAAAAACGCGCATCTTTGCGGCTATATCAATTTTGCTGGCAAGGTCCAAGCCGATAACACATGGCTCACCCATGAATTGGTCTTTGTCCAAATCGGGGTCAGCGCAGCGCTGCCATGCGCGCATATCCATCCAAGCTGTGTCGGCGTTTACCCATTGGTTTAAGTGTTTGGTCCTAAAGTTGTTGGCCGCGCTGGGCATGGCCATGGCCTTGCTTTGCAGCGGTAACAAAATATCGGGCATAACACTTACTCCCCAATTTGGGTTAGCTTTTTTTAACGCGGCTTCGGTGGTCCAATCGTCATCATCATCAATGGTGTACACAATGCCAAACTGGCTGTCGTCATGCACCGTGCCTTCAAGCACTTTAAGCACGAAGCCGCGTACTTCGTAACAAATGCCGCTGCGGTTGCTGCCGGCCGTGGTGATAACCCACAAAAGGCTCTGCGAGCGTTTGCCGGTGGATGTTTCCAAAACATCGTAAACGGCCCGCTGGCGGTGGGCGTGCAACTCATCAATCACGCCAAAGTGCGTATTAAGCCCGTCCAGCGTGCTGCCTTCAGCGCTTAGGGCTTCAAACTTGCTGCCGGTGTGTTCTACGTAAAGTGCGTGCGATGAAACCGTAACGCCAAAGTTGGCCTGCAACCCCGGCGAGCGCCGCGCCATTTGTTTGGCGTCCGCGAAAACTATTTTCGCTTGGTCCCGCGTAGTAGCAGCGGAGTAGCACTCAGCGCCGCTTTCACCGTCTGCACTCAGCATATACAAAGCCACGGCTGAACTTAGTGCAGACTTGCCATTGCCGCGGCCGACCTCGATATAAACGCGCCTAAACCGCCTAAAGTTATCGGGCGTTACCCAGCCGAACACGGTGGTTAAGATAAACACCTGCCACGGCCCTAACGTTATACGTTGCCCAGCTAGCGGCCCTTTAATGTGCGGCAGCAACTCAACAAACTTGCACACCTTAATGGCGCGGGCTTTGTCAAACCTATACGGCGAGCCTTTACCCTTGAAACGGGCCAAGTCATCGCGTTGGCGTTGGCACGCCTGTTTAACGTTTTTGCTGGCAATAACTTTGCCTGCCAATACGTCACGGATGTAACGGTTGGCAATGGCAATGTAGTCACGTTGCATTACAGTGCGGCTACCTCAGCCCATGGGTCATCTTTACTGAGTTCCTGCGCCAGCACAACGCGGCTGCGCGCTACTGGGGTAAAGCCAAGTTCGCTGGCAGCTTTCATCATGATGCTGGCCTGCTTGTTCATGCTGCTTAGGTACGGGTTCTGTATCGGGTAGCCAGATGGCGCTTTAACAAGCTGGCCCATGGTGCGCACTTTTTCAGCAGCCACCATGTGCGTGTGCGCAGCAACCACCCAAACGGCCAGCACGGACCAATCGTTGGGCTTCAACATACCGGCAGGGGCCTGCGCAATGGCTTCATCCCAAAGCTGGGCCTGTTCAGCAGTTAAGTGCTTTGGCGCTTGGCGCAGCACGCCTTCTGGCTTTGGCTCATGCGGGTTGGCCCGGTCCTTGCGGAAAGTTCCTTGCAAAACTTTCATTTCGGTTGGTTTAGGTTTTCTTCCGCGCATTTGTTTAGGTTTCCTGTGGCTTTACAGGAAGTTTTAATGATTTTCCCGTTTTTTCAAAATTTGGGGTTTTACAAAAAACCCCCCCATGTTTAATTATGACTTGGCGCAAATCGTGGGATGCAGCGCCATGCTGTTACAAACCGCGGCAACTTTGCCCACCCCCCCCACTGCGCAAACAAAAAAAGGCCGCTAGCACCAATCCAAAATAGCTTGCCGTGCGCGCTGCTTGGCCGCTGTGCAACGGTGCGGGTCATCTGCCAAGCGTTTCAAGCACGTGCGCTTGTCTGGCTCTAGCACCACTAGTTCAGCGCCTAGCTTGTCTCGCCACCAGTGGCGCTTGTATTCGCTGCCGGCGGTGATAATCAACCAGCATCTTTGATAATCACACGGCCCGGCTAGGCTAGCTAGCAGCTTGTTACGCACACGTGTGGCCTGCAAGCGCTCGTCAAAGGTGCTGTCGTGCAGCGGCTTGCCCGTTAGTTGACTTGCGATTACGTCAACGTCTATCACCAAATCACGCGGGCTTGCGTGTTTGCCCACGTAGGTAGACTTACCGCTAGCAGGTGGGCCACACACCACGGTCACTGGGATGCGCGGTTTAGGCAACCATTCGGGCATACCTTGCACGCGGCCATCGGCACTTTCAAAGGCCGTTTTCATTTTGTGGCACTCGCGGCAAATGCTTTGCAGGTTGTCTAGTTCATCACTGCCGCCTTGCTCAACTGGCGTTATGTGGTCAACCTCAGCTGCCAGCTTGGTAACGCCGGCGGCTTGGCATACTTGGCACAAGCCAGCGTCACGGCGCATAACAACTTCACGCAGTTTGCGCCACTGGTAGCCGTAGCGTTTTGGGTCTTTGGCCGTAGTTGGTTTAGTCCAGCCGGTTGGCTTTTTAGCGTGTGCGGTGCAGCGGCCCGGTGCAGGTATTAACTCGGCGCAGCCGGGTTGCGTGCACGGGTAAAGTGGGCGCGCAGGCATGGCACTCCAAAAAAAAGCCAGCCTTGGGGCTGGCTGGCTAAAGATCTAAAGGAGACAATATGGAAAAAAGTAAAAAAACTAATAAAGACAACACGCCCATTGAGTCTCACTGTTGTGAGTCGGCCGCTTATCGTTATTAGTTATACAGATAGTATCACGTTATGCGCTAACGTCAACCATTTATACGCTTAGTTTATATATTTTTTGGTTTTTGTTTACCTAAGCGTGTACAAACTGGCACGCACGTAATCTTGCAGGGCTTGGTCAATAGCAAGTATTAAATCGGCAAAGATGCGCTCAAACCGTTCCTGTTCCATCTCAATGGCGCACTGCGCAGCGCTAGGGTAGGTGCGTAAGCGTGTGCCGTGGCAGGTTTGGCATTCGTGCTGCGTGGCAGTTTGTTTTTCGTAGTCAACGTGGTAGCCACGGCCATGGCAGGCTGGGCACGTGTCGTTTAACCAGTAGCACACGGCAGCCGTACTTATTTGCTGCAACAAAACCCTAGACGCACCGCGGTACTTGCGCCTGCTTTGCGATACACACACCCGCTGCGCCATGCCGGTTAGCACCGTGGTGCTGCGTTTATTTTCCGCGTACTTGGCCCAAAACGCCACGCATCCTAGCGCGTGCTTACGGCTAGCCCAGCCACTACAGATAATCTTATCTAGGTCGCAATGGGTTTTGATTAACTTAAGATCATCACTGTTTAACGCCAGTGCTAGCCGTTCCTGCAAGTGTTTTCTCATGCGGTGTTTACCAGTAGTTGTTGAATGCTTTTAACGGGTAGAAAACTAGCGTATTGCGGTAGCCTTCTGGCGTTAGCTTTTGTATTGGTGTTACGCCGTGCACGTTACGCCACGCTGGGTAAACCAGCATACTGTTGTCGCAACTATCTACTGTTGCGCCATAGTCGGGGATGGTGGTGTTACCACCCTTGCTGCCACTGCGTTTAGCGATAATCACATTCACGCAGCCTTCAAGGTTGGCAGCGTCCCGGTGGTATGCGGCAGCTATGTTGTAGTTGCTAATGCTGCTGGTAAACAAGTTGCCAAACCTGTATTTGGGTGGCACTTGCTGTGTGATTATGTCTAACTGCCGTTGGTATATGCTTGGCGCAATTTGTTTAATAAGCTGCTCGCTTTCACGGCAGGCCAGCAGCATGGCTTTGATAAACGTTTTCGCTGTCTTTACTTGGTGCACGCTAGAGATAGTCGGGTAATCGCGGCGCATATGCGGCTTAGGCGCTACCGCACCCAGTATGGTGCTGTACTGCGTTACCAAGTTTTTACCGGCTTTCGCACGCTCTAGCTTTTGCTGCTTGTTACCTTGTGGTCCGCGACTCATTTCCGTTTTTGGTACGCGGCTGCTGCGCAGTTCAGCGTTAGCTATTTCAACTAACTGTGCAAGGCGCTCAGGTATGCGTTTAACGTAAAAACCTATGACTTCGCCGTTATCAACAAACAGGGTATCTTCAGTAACGTTTGGTTCAATGCTGGGGCATGGGTCACCAATTTTTACGGCGTGCTCGTGTTTAGCAAGGTGTAAGGTGTTCATGTAATGCCGTTCCTTTTGCGGGCTATCGCAATGTTGTTATCCGTGGCGTAGAGTTTTATGTGAGTTCCAGCATCCCAGCCGGGTTTTTTCGCAAACTTAACCACTGGGTTGTACTTGTTAACCAAATACTGGCATTCTTGGCGGCGCAATTCTTTGCGTTGCTGCGTAGAACCAAAGCCACCGGCGGTGTAGCGCTCAAAATAGGGCACAAGCCAATTAAGCACCAGCACGTTGCGGTGGCGTAAAAGGTTTTCGGCTGTCCAAGCTACGTCATCAATTAGCTGTGCTTTTATGTCAAACGCATAATTTGCTTTTTTAACTAGCCAAAACCGGCCATCAGCTAGGCCGCGTGTAGTGAATTTTTTGCGTAGGTTACGTGGGTTGTCGTGCAGGCCAAAACCAATTAGATGGATACCGTTGCGGTCAGCCAGTTCGGTAAGGGTAGGGAAAAGGCTAAACATCTCACGCAAGGTAGGCTTCTTGTGCTGGTTTAGCCTAAACACATTTTGCGTGCTGGGGTTAATGGGCAACTCCTTTCGGTTGCTTGTTATCCATTCAAACGGTAGCGATTTAATACCTTGGAAATCATCACACATGAACACTGCCCATTCGCCTGCGTTCATCATTGCTAGCGCTGAATTGCGCTGTATGCCAGCCCTTTACCGTTACCAGTTACTAACGGTTCGCCATGGATTGTTCCACCCTTGCAAAAGCGCTCATAATCCGCGTCCGTGTGTATCAACACTTTGTGCTGAATACCGTTTTGGTGCAACGCTTTGCTAGTAGAAGCAGTTTCAAANCGATTGTAGAAAAACGTAAACACTTTCATAGCTTGGCTTTTTCTGCCCTTAAATGGGTAAGAATCATTTGCCCTACGTCAGCGCCTTGGCCACGCCAGAACTTAATGATTTCCGCAGCTTCGTCATAATCGTCAATATCGAACTCAATCTGTATGGCCTTCTTAACGCCCGCGGCCATTTGGTCAATTTCTTGGTCTACGTTTTCGTTTTCAAGCAAATCGTAGTTAGGTTCATACGTTTTGAACTCAGATTCGTCAAAGCCGGTTAATTCAATGTCAAACTCCATTTCTTTAAGGTGCTCAACTTCTAGCTTAAGTACGTCATAGTCCCAAGTGGCGTTAAGGGCCAATTTGTTATCGGCCAAAATGAGCGCTTTTTTTTGCGCTTCGCTAAGGCCGGCCATTTGTATGGCTGGAATTTTTTCCATGCCTAGTTTTTGTGCAGCCGCTAGGCGGCCGTGCCCGGCGATCAAACCGTTATCACCGTCAATCAGCACCGGGTTGGTCCAGCCAAATTCTTTTATGCTGGCGGCAATTTGCGCCACCTGCTGTTCACTATGCACGCGGGCATTGTTGACGTAGGGTATTAAGTCAGCGGTTTTTACGTGTGTAACTTTCATGCGTCCTCTGTAATGGTTAGGTTTACGTAACCGCCCAACTGGGTGGATACTTCAAGGCTTATTTTGAAATGGTGATCGTCAATGCCTAGCGCGTCAGAAACGCCATCCAGCCCGGCTTTCATGCTGGCCACTAGGTTGTCCCAGTCTCGGCGAATGCGGTTTGGTGGGTAAAACACCATGTGCAGGTGTGGGCGCTTAAATGCGCAAGCTGCTGGATTTGCTTCTAATTGTTCCGCGGTTGCTTGCGCGCAGGCGGCTCTATGCGTGCGCTTGTGTTGCGCAACCTTAGCCCAGTAAAGCCTTTTGTTTGGCATTAGTTCTTTTGGTGGCCACGGCAGCTTTATTTCAATCATGCAGCAGTCTCGCAATGGTTTGGTTAAGTGCGTCATCTTCGTCCATGCGTTTAACGGCCCACATATGCCGGCGGCCGTGTATGCCGTTGTGGCTGCCGCGGTGGCAGTCAGCGCATAGTGCTATAGCTGTGAACCAGTTGCCTTGCTTGGTTTCGTGGGCTTCGCTAGGTGGTGGCGCATCACACACGCTGCACGGTAGGTTTTTTACCGCTGCTACGTGGCGGCGCTCGGTGCTGGTCATTTGGCGTTTGTTTTTTGATTGCACTAGGCCCATTCCCTTAAGATAAGTTCCACAATGTTGTCGGCTTTTTCACGCGGCATATGCTGCAAAATGTGCTGCACGATTCCATCCAGCGCTGCTTGGTAAAAGTGCTCGAATTGCTCTTGGCTCATGGCTTCGTAGCTAATGCTTTTCGGCAGTTGCAAAATTTCGCCCGTGCGTGGGTCAATAAAAGGCTCAACATGGGCTGTTACTAGCTTTACGGCCAGTAAGGCTTTTTCAACGGTGTCGTAGATTTCGCTGTTTTCGGCAATAAGCGCCAGCATCGCAAAAAACTTACGGTGATGCAGCGGGTTACGTGGCGTGGCGTATTCGATGCGTAGGCATTGCCCTTCAGCCATATTGGCTAATTTTTTGCGTAACGCGGTGTAACGTTGGTGGTCAATCTCGGTTAAACCAGCCAATTCACCGCGGCGTTTTTGCACGTAGGTAATCATGGCCATGCCAGCCGTTTAAGTTGTTCAATGTCTGGTGCGCCTTGCGTGCGTTTAATAATCCACAACATGGCAAGCGCTGCTTGGCGGTTGCCCGTGGTGTTGCGCAAAGCACGCACGCAGCAGTTAACGCAGGTCCAGTCGTAAACGCCGGTTGAAGTTGATCTACAAGTCATTGTTTTCTGCAAGCGCTGCTTTGTAGAGTTTTATTTGCACGTTAGTCAGCACCTCACCGTCTAAATGGCGCTGTGCGAGC